TTCTATTGCTATTACATCTCCAAGGATATAACCAACCTTAATTGATGATTCTTTTATGTAATATGGTGAATTGCAATCAATTAAATGAAGGTTAAAATGCGAATCAAATGATAGCTTATTGTAGTATACAATTTGACCTGTTATCGTGGCGTAACCTTCAAGAGTAGCTTTACCTTGACCAGTACGAATTAAGCCAATTCGCTTACCTATGTAAGGGTTTAAACTAGCGGTGTTTCTCGTTTCGATAACCTTATTGCCATTTAGAATTTGGCCAATAAAGTCTTGGTGCTTGCAATTGATGTTAATACCTAACATGATTAAACCCCCCAAAAAAATAGGTAATAAAACGAACTGGAAGCAATTTAATCTAGATTAAATAGCTTTTTGAATACTGCTTTTTTGTTGTTGTGCTTATTTGTTGCCGATTCTAATAATTGATAAAATGGCATAGCTTTAATTAGAATCTCGTTTGCTTCATCGTCATAAGCTATTATCGTTACCATGTTATTAGTAACCCTAATCGTGAGATTGTTTAACCCCTCGATATCGTCATTGTAATACTCCAGTTCTGTAATATGATCCGGTTTAATGCTAATAGTTGTAGTGTGCTTGATAGTATTCATTGCATATTTTCCAATAGGTTAAATAGGGGTAAACTTTTTAGGGGTAAACTTTTTAGGTATACCCCTATTAAAAATAGGGGTAAGGGGTATTAGGTTTAATACCTAATCAATGTAAACAATTCTAACTAGTGGATTAGATTCTAATACTTTTTGAGTAAATGTAAGGTAAAATTGGGGTAATGATTCTACCCTTATTTCTTTATCTATCAAGGGTAGATAGTGGCTAATCATGTGCCTAGGTATTTCTAGTACTCCAATTTTAAATCCATTCAAACAAATAGTAAGCTTAATAGTTGATAGCATGAAATAGACTCCAATAGGATTAAGGGTTACTAGGTTTAATAGCTAGTATCTTTACAATCTGTAAACAATGATTCTAGATATTTTTGGGCTTGAAGTAGTGTTTTAAACTTCTTTAATTCGTCAATTATTTTGTATGATGCAATACCATTGAAGAACTTAAACTGTTTTTTTGAATCATCGTTATCCATTGCAAGCTTGACTATGATAATTCCAATATTATTAATTTGGAATCGGTACAAAAATTCATTATTCAAAATATCCATCGTAATAACTCCAATAAGGTTAAAAAACAGGGAAAAAACAGGGAAAAAAGCGAACTGGAGACAATTTTAAACTAATGACAGAACAAAACGCTTACTTGCACCATGGGCATTAATGTAAACATTTTTGCCTTTATTCTTTTCATTACCATTACATAATCCACAATCTTCGCATTTTCGGCCTATAGAATCTGATAAACAATTGATGGCATTCATATCATTTATTTTGTCTACTTTATAATCATGTGGCACAACTATAAAGGATCTGTAACCAATGGCATTAGAGTCTAATACATTGGTTTTGCTATCACATGATGCCATAACAATACTTTTAAAATTAGGATTAATCCAAGGTTTATTCCATTGATGCGTGTATCCTGTTTTGCCATCGAATTTAGGCAAGAAATATTCCCAAACTCTCAATGGAACAAATGCGGGATCTCCATATGTTCCAAGTCTAATCATTCTTTTATTGCCATTTTTATCTAATAACCTAACATCGTGTTTATGTGGGTTATATTTAGGATAATTGCCTTTAACATAACTTTTATACACTTGCAAAACCCCTTGGCCAACATTCACATAACAGGTACGCTTCCATTCGATTTTACCTGTTTTTTCATTCTTAATAAATCGTCCACGATGGATGCAATCGCCACAAATGGCACTATCTTTGCCATTCTTTAAGGCTTCCAATGGGTTAACATCCTTACGAATAATGTAAGTTTGAACCATGTTTCCTGTTTTCTTATTACTTGATCTAATGATCATTATTACCACTATTACTTTATTTTGGTAAATAATGTATCCACTAGGTTTATTAGACTTTTTAACTGTTTTTTTCGCATTAGTAACCATTATTAAACCCCTAAAAAAGATAAGATGAAAACTACGATTGTAACCATTACGATTGAATAATTAACCATTGTTGTTATTACCTATTTAATTGGTATTCTACTTTAGCCAATAATGCAAAAAATGCGATAATTTCAATTCCAACTACAAATAATGTAATTGGTAAATTATTGGTAGAAAATGCAAGCAATACAGAAGATACAATAATCACACCTAATGCAGAGCCAAACATAGTTAATAATGCTATTGCCTTGATCATGATATAAACCCCTAATTAGTATTCCGATCTACTTTTTAGTTAATCACTTCGATTAACCTTATGCCTTTACTATATACTTAATCGGTATTAATGCAAGTGTAATATTATAAATAATCCATAATATTTTAAGCTATTCGACATAAACCCTTATGGTATAAGGAGTTAGCCTGGAAAAATGCCAAAAAAAAAATTTGTATTTCAGTCTATTTTGCGATAGTGGTTAAAAAAAATAATCAAGGTATAGCTAGTATCTATCGTGGTTATAAAAGTATTCTAATTCATAAAAGATTATGATTAATGATATGGTAGGGAATGGGGATAGTGTATCCTTAAAACCTTATATATTGCTTATATAATAATAATAATAATAATATAATATATATAGATATAAAATAAAAATACTTCTATTCAATTTAATACATTCTAACATATAAAATATTAAGTATAAACTTTATCTTAAATAATAAAGATAAACTTTATCTACTATTATCATTCATAATATATTAAAGATAAACTTTATCTTAATTAATTAAGATAGTGTAACTACTAATATGTTTATTCTATAAATATATTGTATCGATGAAGTTGTTTATCCTATTAATATCTCAGCCTGGCCATGAAGCCCCCCACCCCACCCTAAACTCAGAGACTTTTTTTTAGAACCGTCAAGTTTCATTTTGTTAAATTAAAAAGTGCATCCAAAAAATTTTTCTATTTTTCCCAAATCGTCAAAATGATTTTCTCTTGCATTATCCAATCAATCCATTACAATGTGTACATCTTAACCGGAGGTTTATATGCCAGCAGATAGTTCTATGCCAATTTCGCAAACCATTCCAGGAACGATAACGATTTCTGCTAGTGGTCAATCTCATGTACACGCATTTGCATTACAACCAGATTGCGATTGCTACATTCAATTTTTTGAAGCGGATGGAACAACTGCAATGTCAGGAAAGATCCATATTCCGCAATACGATACGCTTACTAGTGCAGTACAGGGTAGTGGGTTGCTAATAAGTGCTGCTGGAATAAAGCTAACAGTATCTGGAAACACATCTGGAAGCTTAAATGGATTTGTGACCTTAAACAAATAATCATTGGGTCACAGAAAAATGGCAAAGAAAAAACCAGCACCGAAATCAACTCCTAGAACTCCAAGGTCGAAAAAATCGATCACGGAGTCTATTTCGTATGATACTGGAAGTTATCAAACTGGTTGGGGGCCGTTTTGGAACGATCCTTCAGAATATGGTGCGTTTCAGTTTCCTAATGCTGGAATGGGTGGTTGGGTCAATCCCGCTCAATTAGCGGTTAGAGACAATTACCTGTCAGGTGAGCAACTTCCTATCTATCTGTCTTGGTGGCAGCTTAAGAGCATTAGAGATAGAGCTAGATTCGTATTTGCGACCAATGAGTTTGCTCATGGGTTGGTTCAATGCTTTCAATCATTTGTTGTTGGGTCTGCCGGATTTAAATGGCGGGTTGCTTCAATCGATCTAAAGAACCCAGTACCGGAAGACCTCTTAAAACGATGCCAAGCATCACTTGATATCTTTCGTGAATACAACAGTATGGTTGATGTAGAGAACGAAATTGTGTACAGACTCCATGTTGATGGAGAAGTATTCATCAGAAAGTTCCCACAAGCCAATGGAATGCTCGTAATTCGCTTTATTGAGCCGGAATTGGTCAGAGGGTATGCAACAGATATCGGTTCACCAAAAGACTCATTTGGTATTGTGTGTGACGAAGACGATATTAACACCGTCTTAGGTTATCAAGTCATTCTGAAACCTACTGTATCTAGAGAACCAACATTCATCCCTGCGGAAGACATCATACACATCAAAATTGGCACAAATGCTAATGCGAAGAGGGGATTGACCACATTCTACCCTGTGTTCCAGAATTTGACCAATTGCGAGGATATTTTAGCCAGTACGGTCACGATGGCGAAAGCTAGAGCAAAGATTGCGATGATCAGGAAGGTAAACAATGTCGCTCCTGACTCAATGGCAAGTCTTGTGGACTCACAGATTGATGCTACGCTCGGTGGCAGCAATAATATGGGTGCAACCGAAAACATTGGGCTGGAGAGATTCGGCTATGGATCGATCATCACAGCACCAGCAAACATCGACTACGAATTCCCTGGGGCGAATGTTGACGCTGCTGGACTTATCCAAGTTTTGCAAGCCAACTTGCGATCACTTGCAACACGATTTGGGATCAGCGAAACCCTCATGTCAGGTGATGCTAGCAACAACAACTACAGTTCAGCACTTATTGCAGAAGCTCCAGCACGAAGAACATTTGAGCGATGGCAAGGGATTGTTGGAAGATCCTTGGCCGAATGTCGATTCGAGCCAAATAAGTCTCTAGCTTGGTCACAGATCCACCTCGCATCCGAACACGGTATCATTCCAAAAGAGATTCTTAAGAACATCAAGATCACTTCTGAAGCGTATTCTCTTCAATCAAGAGAGCATCAGAAGGAAGCTGAGATGAACAATGTGTACCATTCAATGGGTGTGAAGTCTATTCAGACAATTCGCTCCGAATTAGGCCTTGATAACGATACCGAAGCATCAAACTTCATCAAGCCAATTGTTGATGAGAAGAAGGGTGCTACCGAAATTGATCCGATGAATCCTTCATCAAGGATTGAGTCTGGAAGTGCTACTCAAGGAATCGGTGGTGGCGAGCAAGTCCAAGACTCCGCTCTTAATGGGGCACAGATCGCCAACCTTGTCGATATTATTCATCGATGCACTATTGGTGAGATTCCAATGGAAAGTGGCAAGGCGATTGCCAGAGCATCATTCCCTGCGATTACACCTGAGATTATCGATCTCATGTTCCGTGATGTAGTGGTTAAGATACCCGAACCAGTTCAACCTGTGTCAAGTTCTTCAGCAGAAAAACTTGACTCAACTGAACCACCACCAAACCTTCCCGCTGCAAAAGCACCAAAAACATCGACTGTAA